GATAGGATAGTGATTATGCCGGTCCGGTATAGGATACGCCACCGAAACACACGAAATTTATCGCAAGTGTTGAGGGGTCGCCTTCGGTGAAAACGACATCACAAATACATTTCGAAAGAACCGCGACGTGATTCGCTCCCTCGCTGTCTGTTTCGGCTACGGTGTATTGAATGTCAATGCAGTATTCTTCGATTCGTGGTGTTCCGGTTGCACCGGTCGAAACATTCGAAGAATAGAGTCCGGTTTGATTTACGAAATCCAATACGTTTCCGGCTTGACTTCCATCGGTAAATTCTCGCATGTACACCGTAAAAGAACCGCTTGCACTTGGCTCTTCGTCACCGCGTCGAACATTGGTTATCGCGTGTCGGTCGCGAATAATCACTTGTCCCGCCTTTGTGGGTGTGAAATTGAAATCTCCGGTTTCGAAGGCGACTTCTAGTGTTACCGGCGTTCCTGTTCCATCTTTAAGAACGAGTGTTCCGTCTCTTCTCATTTTGGGGACTACTGAAAAAGCCATGTTGTATCTCCTATGGTGTATGTAATACGGTGTATTCGGTTTGTATAAGTGCGTATTCTAGCGAATCCGCGAAGTTTCTTGTCGATTGGTTGTATCTGATTTCGATACCTACCGAAGAGAGTATCTTTTCGATAACTTCGACTTCTTTATCTAGTGCGTTATTGTAGTCAATCGATATACTATGGGGTCGAAGACGATACGCGAAGATTATCGAAGCTCTGGTTTCCATGAATACGCGATTATACACACGTTGTCTTTCCCCTTGCTCTTGCGAGGTTGTCAGCGACACCGCGAATCCCAAATGGGCGAGCGTATTTTGTGAACGGTCGAATGTCTCTAATGGGAAGGGTACAAGACGAAAATAAGCTAATTCTTCCATCTTATCGATAAGGTTATTTCGAAGTGTTGAAAGATTCATCGTCGTCTAAGCCATCGATTCGGACCGGGCGCGGTGAGATATACCACCGGTCGTCCCCTTGTTCGCTTGTTGGGGTCGTCTGCTCTTCCTTCGTGCTGATCATCGTACACGAAGTTAATCATGTCGTATTCGGCGTTATAGTGTTGAAGGTGGGCTTGTGCTAAATCCAAAAATCGCGCGTTCCCGCTTTGTCCGAGTGAGCTATGGAAATCCCGAAAGATTTTGTATAACGTGAGGTGTAATAACGCGTCGTGGAATGATTCCGGCGTTAATACTAGGTATTCGTAACCCATACCGGTTCGACGTACTCTTCGAAGTATTTCGTACCATGAAGAATCGATATACGATTGATACGAAGACAAGCTCGCCGGGCGAAGATTCGCAAGGTCGCTATATTCGGTCTCTAAATCTGTATCCGATACCGTTGGGTATAATCTACGCAATACGACTGCAATCGAACGCCGGAAAAAGTATGTATCTCCATCGATTGTCGCTTCCCATGTCTGAACGTATCCCTCTCCGAGAAGAATGTTTTCGGGAAAATGATTGGCGGGGTGCGTATATTGAAGTGTACCGTCTCCGAGTACCGTCGCGACCGCGTCTTCTACGATTCCCGCTCCGTCTGGACGAAACAAGGTATATTTCGCGGCGGTCGGGATTATCTGCGAACCGTCGCGAAATATTTCTAAACGCGTCACGTTCGATACATTTCTTTCTAAAAGTTCAATGTATCGAATATGTGGGGCGTATGGTGTCGAATCTGTGGCCATGCTCGAGTACTCGAATGTTTATGGGTGACAGTGATAATGATAGGATAGTGATAGTGATGGCGATTATGCTTGTTGAAATACAATGTGCCAATTTGTCCCGTCGCAAACAACAAGCGCGGCTTTTCCGGCGGCTAATCCGGCGCCGCCGATAACGGGGCTTCCTCCGTCTGTTTGAATTACGAAAGCATGTGCGGAAGAAGAATCGTTTTTCAACCAATACATTGAACCTTCTTTTTCTGCGGGAAGTTTAATGGTCGCACTGCTTCCTTTGTTATTTGTAATTATCTGGTATGTCTCGCTTTTTTCGTCCATATCGAAATCAGCGGTAATTGTTTTTGCGATTATTCCACCGCGAAAAATAGGTCTATTGTCGAAGACATATCCATTATTTGATGCGTATGCCATGTTATCTCCTTTTGCGGTTATCCGCTTCGGTTAGGTGTTTTGCTAGTTCGCGACGTGCTTCGTCGATTGTAATCGGTTTTTGTACGCGTTCGCTTTGTTCTTTGATTCGGTTCGCGACTCTATCGAATGCGGCTCTCTGTTTTTCATTCATAACATTTCAATCCGTTCTTTTTCAGTTCTTCTAATGCCTGGTTCATGTCTGCGAGCTTTTGTTCTGCTTGACTCGCTTCTTTTACGGCGGCGGGGATATGTGGTTTCGAATTGTGCATGTTTATAATGTCGTACTGCTTTCGAATGATTCCCGCGATAATCTGTTCGTGTGGGATTGCGATTGTTCCCTTCGCGACAAGTGATTTTCTAAATTCGGCGAATGCTTTGTCGTCTCCCGAAATAAAGATTTTACCACCGAGATTCTCAACCTTCTGAAATTTGGAAAGAGTAAGATTTCCACCGATAGCCGGATATATGCGAAGATAATCATGTTCGTTTGGGTCGATAATAATGTTTCCTCGGTCGGTGGCTTGTATTCTGGCGAGTTGTGTTTGTGGGCGGTCGCTTGTTCCTCCGACACCGTTAACGCCGGCTTTCAAGACCATTCGGGCGAGCTTGGGAAGGAAGATGGGTTTTTTGTCCTTCTTCCCTTCGATGTATTCCAACGACCACGAAGTCGGGTGGTGTATATACATCCAAGACGCGTTCGCGGGTTTCGGTATGTGTTGTGTTGTGCTACTTTTGGACGGTGTCCACGCTTGCGCGAGATTGTCGTAAGACATGTGTGTTTCTCCTAGTTGCCTATTGTAAAGAGTGACAAGACCGGCGATATTAGGCGACTAGGTAAAAACACCGCCAATCTTGCCACAAAAGAAGCCGTCTAGTCTACGGCGAGAAGTCTTGTTATACGGTTCGCGTCGATTACGGATACAGCAAGGTAACAGTGACCAATAACGGAAGTAAGAGCTTCTTTTCCGGTTCTTTCAAGTTCGACAATTACCTTGTCCATTTCCATAACTTGCGGTGCGCCGAGAATTTGGGGTACGCCATCCGCGTATGCTAACGCGCCGGCGTCCGCGATAAAGTTCTCGTAATCTGTGCCATCGCTTTCGATGTGTGAAGAGCGATACACGTCGACACCGAACAATTTACCCATATATCCAAGACCTTTCGCGGAAATCATCGATTCAGTTCCGGCCATTTGGGAAATGATGTTGTTTTGTTCTGCACGAAGAGAAGCTTGTAGTTCGGTTAAGCTCTTTGGGTGCAATACAGAATAGAAGGGACCGGGCGCGCCGCGATAAGAATCCGCTTGTTCTAGGTCGTAAAGACCTTCGAAGAATGTCGATACAGACATTGTGCTTCCGCTTGTGCTTGTACCGGAGGAAACACCGGCGGCCGCTGATGCGGTGAGTTCGGCGAACAATGTTTCGTAAGAACCAGACATAGAAGCGGCGAGGGCGAAGGGGTCCGGTTCAAATTGTGCATTTGTCGCGGTCATGTTTAACAAGTCGGATATATCGTACACCAAAGAATAACGGCTAACTTGCATTGTTACGCTCGCGTCGGCGATACTTGTGGAGCTTGCCGCTTGTACTTCGGTTCTTGATACGAAAGAATCTCTTCCGTTAAGACCTACGAGACGCACTTTAATAGAATCGGTTCCAAGTGCGTTTACACTTCCGGCGTACTGAATAAGACCGGTGTTTCGAAGGTTTGCGGTATCTTTAAGAAGAAGATTTATCTCGCTAGAGATAATCGATGTCATCCGAAGGTCTGACATAGAAGAATATGTATTTGACATGTTTTTTCTCGTGGGGAAAAAGGGTTTTTAAGTGCTTTTTTTCTGGGGTGTTCTGCTGTTCACCGGTGCGACCGTCCCCACGTTCGCGATAAAAATCGCTCTTTGGTATTATACACAAAAGAATCTTCGAACGCAATAAAGACAATGTGGGTCGGTGAT